TAAGGCAGTTAAATTCCCACTGTATTTTACTATCGGAATTTCTTGAGTTTTTTGGAGCACCCAAAAACCCTTCCAGTAAATTAACAATTAAAAATCTATTTTCTTCTTGACCAACCATAAAGACAAAGTTAGTCAAAAAAATTGATTAAAAAATTACGTAATCATACAAATAAATATTTTTTGCATTAAAAAAATTTTTGATATTTATTAAAAAAAAGAACAATGAAAAAATTTTTTAGAGAGCTTGTATCAGATGACAACAAAGTAAATGAGCAAGCCTTTGTAGGAGTAGTAGCGTTTTTCGCTATGGTATTTATCTTAATAGTTGATGTAGTTACAGGTATTTGGAGTAAAGAATTGGTAATTAAGGAATTCATTTTTGATGGATTTATGATTATTACTCTTGGAGCATTTGGAATTACGACAGCAGGTAGAATTATGTCACTTAAAAAAAAGAACAAAGATGAAAGTAACGAAGACGGGGAAAGCGGGAATTGATATGATTAAGTCATTTGAAGGGTTTGTTGGTAAACCTTACAAATGTCCTGCAGGAATTCCTACAATTGGATATGGTGCCACATTTTACCCTGATGGTAAAAAAGTAACAATGACTGACGCTGTAATTACAGAAGGGCAGGCAACTGATTTATTAGCACACATGTTAATAAGCTTTGAGAAATATGTAGATAGCTATTGTGTAGACACTATTACGCAGAATCAATTTGATGCGTTAGTATCATTTGCATATAACTTAGGCCCTGCAAACTTAAAATCTTCTACTCTACTTAAGAAAGTAAATACTAATCCTGCAGATGAATCAATAAGATTAGAATTTATGAAGTGGGTCAAAGCTGGAGGTAAAACACTAAAAGGTCTTGTAAGACGCAGAGAAGCTGAAGCAAACCTATATTTTACAAAGTAAAAAATCTATGAAATATCGTTTAAGAACAAAAATTATATTAGCTATCGCTATTATGACGATGCTAACTTTTGGATGGGTTAAAACATCGGTTCTTATCGACCACATACCTTCTACAGAGATTACTAGATGGGTGGAATTTACATGTTTTATTTTATTCATTCCTATATTCATTCTATTAATCCGAGATGCTATAAATTCTACTAAAGATTCAATATCTAAAGATTTAGTAGATAAACTGCTTGAGCTTGAGAATTTTTTAGATTCTTCTTCTATCATTTCTAAAGCAGATAAATACGGAAAGATTACTTATGTGAATGACAAATTTACCGAAGTCTCTGGTTATTCACTAGAAGAAGTGATTGGCAAAGATCATAACATCGTAAATAGCGGAACGCATTCAAAAGAGTTTTGGTCTGATATGTATCATACGGTTGTTAAAGAAAAGAAAATTTGGAACGCTATATGCACTAATCGTGCAAAGGATGGTTCTTTATACTACGTAGATACGTTCATTAAATGTGAGTTTGATGAAAAAGGTAATCTCCAAGGGTTTATGTCAATTCGTCAAGACGTTACTGAATTAAAAAGAAAAGAAACTGAGATTTCTAACAGAATGAACGCTATTAACCAATCAAATGCTGTTATTGAATTTGACTTAGAGGGTAACATAAAATTTGCTAATAATTTATTTTTAAGTACTTTAGGTTATGATACAAATGAAGAACTTATTGGAAAACATCATAGTTTATTTGTTGAAGACGATGTAATAGATACTGAAGAATATAGAAGTTTTTGGAAAACTTTAAATGAAGGAAAATTCTTTAGCGGAGAAATTGCTCGAAAGAAAAAAGATGGAACTACAATCTATCTTCAAGCCACATACAATCCTATTATAGGAGATGATGGAAAACCTTATCGAGTAATGAAAATTGCCACCGATATTACAGAAAGTTTAAATCAGCAAAAAGAGATTGAAAAGAAAAACACATATCTTGAACATGCAGCAAAAATACTTCGTCACGATATGCATAGTGGAATTAACACATATATGCCTCGTGGTTTGACTTCATTAGACAGGAGATTGACTGAAGAACAAATAAAAGAATTAAAAATTGAAGCTCCTATTAAAATGATAAAAGAAGGTCTTCGACATACGCAGAAAGTTTATAAAGGAGTTTATGAGTTTACTAACCTTGTAAAGAAAGACGTAGTATTAAATCGAGTGGATTGTAATCTTAAAACTATTCTCGAAGATTACCTTTCCGCAACAGCCTATAGACCTCAAGTTAATCTTTCTGATTTAGGAGAATTTAGTGTTAATGAAGCATTGTTTTGCACATCATTAGATAATTTAATACGTAACGGTCTTAAATACAATGATAGTTTATCTAAAATGATAAATATATATAGAGTAGATGATACATTATATGTAGAAGATAACGGTAGAGGCTTATCTCAAGAAGAATTTAATTATTTATCTAAGCCATATACCCGTAAGGAAGGGCAACAAGAATCTGGAACAGGCTTAGGTCTTAATATCTGCATTGCTATATTAGAAGAGCATAAGTTTTCAATTACTTGCGATAAATTACCTCAAGGTGGAACTCAAATTAAAATAAAATTAAAATAAAATAAAATGATTGATTCAATCCTATTAGTTGACGATGAAAGCTTATTTCATCTAGTATTTGAAGATGCTTGTAGTCTTCTAGACATTTCACTTTCATTAGAGAGCTTAGATAGCTCTGATGAAGCAGCCAAAATGTTTGAAGGGTGGCAAAAAAATTCAAGTGGTAAACCTGAATGTGTATTTGTAGATCTTAACATAATTGGCTCTTCTTATGATGGTATAGAATTGATTAGAAAAATCAATTTTGATTATGGAAATAATGTAGTTATCGGAATCATATCTTCATCTAATGAGCCAGAAGAGCAAGCAAAAGCTGTTAAAGCTGGAGCTCAATTTTGGATAATTAAGTCAGATGACATTGAGCCAAGACTTGAAGAGTTTAAAAATGATTTTATAGGCTATAAGAATAGAACTGCACCTTTCAAAGTATACAGATAATGAAAGTAGATAAAGCCACAAGAGATTGGTTACTAGAAGTTCAAAAGACAAAACGTGTATCTCTTGAAGGTAACATCCTAAAGCTTATTGATGCTGAGGAAGATGATGTAGATTTCAAGAATTATCTGTCATCCTCAATGGAGAAAGATAAAGAAAGTCGCAGGAAAAGACTTGAAATTACAAAGCAGGTTCAAACAAGAAATCGTGAATTGCAAGAATCTGAAGAAGAAAATTTGCGAATTAACAAAGAGTTAAATATTGCTTTACAAGAGGCTGAAGAAGCTAAATATGAGGCATTACAAATGAAAGATAAAGCATTAACCGATTTAGATGTGTTACAAAAGAAATCTCAATTTGAGCTAATCGGAATAATTGTTAAAACAGCACTATTTATTATTCTTGGTGTTGGTATTATTACTACAATTATGTACGGTATTGCAATGATGACTGGTAAAGACACACAAATCATTGGTTCAACTTGGTCTAATATGTTTGGCATATTATTGACTAATGCATTTTCTATAGTAGGAACAATAATGGGAGTTAAATACGCAACTGAAAATAAATAAATAAATAAATAAACAATAAATATAATAATATGATACTAAAAAAAGGAGACAACAATGATACTGTTAAAAAAATTCAAGCAGTATTAGGTGTAGAACAATTGGGAAATTTTGGCCCTAAAACAGAAACTGCTGTTATTGAATTTCAAAAAAAGCATGGATTAACGCCAGATGGTGTTGTAGGCCCTACAACATTAGCTAAAATGGGTATTGTCCTAGATGTTAAAACAACACCAACGCCAACAGGTAAGTATACTAAAGAACAAATTGAAACTGCCGTTAAGACAAAAGGTCACAAGTGGTTTGATGATAAAGACTTTGTGTTAAATATTGTTGGAATAAGGAATTCTTCAACAGGTCAAAAAGTAACTAATCTATTTGATGATTACCTAACTCTTTCATATAAAGAAGATGGTGTTTGGAAATGTCATGCTTGGCCAGCTACTACAGACCCTGGAACAAAAGGAGTTATGCAGTATGGAAATAAAGCTGGTGTTGCTAGATTAGTTGAGGGTCAATATATTAACTCTCACATTATGAGACTTCACGCAGGTAAGTATGAAGCGCTAGGACAGAATAAACCAGTAAAAGTTTATCGTGATCCAAATAAGGATATGATATATGATGAAAAATCTATGCAAGAAGGTGTTTTTGGAATTAACATTCACAAAGCTGGTGCTGATTCAACATATGTTGAAAATTGGTCAGAGGGGTGTCAAGTATTTAAAAAATCTGCAGACTTTGAAGAATTTATGAAAATATGTAGAAAGGCGAAAGATTTACAAGGTAATAACATTACATATACATTAATCGAATCAAAAGATATTGTATAAGAAAAAACAATTGAAGAGTAAAAAAAAATCAATGATGCCGAGCTTTAGTTTATATTAGGCTTGGCATCATTGGTTTTTAACTATTTAGTTGTTTATTAATTACAATTAAGTGACAAGCGCCAACCACATACGCATCACTCATATCATAGTTCTCATCCATTAACTTTCTCGTTCTCGGACTATATCTCCAATTGATTTGTGGTTCTTTCTCCATAACCTTTCTCCAAATTTCGTGTTTAATTGAACCTTCTTCCTTTGCAACTTTTAAGCCTGGAAACACAGTTGATCTAGCGTTATTTACATTGTAATATGCAGGTTCTTGGTTGTAGTTCGTGTATAACCAAGAACTAATCATTCCATTGAAGTGATTTAAAATTGAAATAGTGTCGGCAGAGGAAAATTTTCCTTTAAACTTTTTTAGAGGCTCTTCTATTGCAACCGTCTCAATTTCCATCTTATCTATACCTTCTTGACGCATTTCTACGATAAACTTTTCTAGTCTCTCAAACTTTGTTTGCTTGCTATTGAATTTTACGCAACTCATCTTTAATAATTTTCCTGCGTTGTTAAATACACAATAACCAATGCAAGTTGTAGAAATATCTAATGCTAATACCATAATAATTTTTTATTAAACATAAAAAAAGCCCTGACTAATATCAAGGCTTCTTTTATTTAGTATTTTTATTTATACATCAATATTCAAAGTAAAGTTAATGATGTTTGTATAAGTTTTTTCCAATGGCTCGCTTATTTTTGCAACAGCTACCAATTCATTAATTCTATTATACAGGCCTACTTCTGTAACATATACTGATTCAAAACCATTTGTTTGATTCAATAATTCATTGTAGTTGTATAGAAAATCCCAACTTGGGTTGTTTGAGAAATAAAATTCCTGTGGCAAAGCTAAACATACAACAGTTGTCTTGTAATTTATGCTGATGTCTACATAGGAAATATTTGATGTCGGCGTTGCAGAAAAATAAATATTTGTTGTTCCTGAGGTTGTGTTTGGAATTGCTGTAGTTTCACTTTGACCTAGAGGCCAAGGTATATTGTCTACAAT